ACCTTTTGGTACAGCTTTTAGATCTGCTAAAGATGCAGGTAAGAAAACTTTTCTTTGGAAAGGTAAATCTTATCATACTAAGACTAAATCTGAAATGGAAGCTGGTTCTAAAGAAAAAGATAAGTTTGAAAGAATGGCTAAATCTAAAAAGGTTCCAAACAATCAGAGTAACTGGAATAAATTTAAAGAATCAAAAACTTTAGCTGAATTCTTTGGTAAAATTAAAAAATAAGTTGATACAATCAGTAAAAGACATTCCATTTAAAGAACTAATGGAAATTATAAATGCAAAACATGGATTCTACTATTCTAAAGACTCAAGAAAGAAGCTTAACCGATACACAGGAAAAGTTTCTAGACGCATTGTTCGGGGAAGCAAGAGGCAACCCAAAGAAAGCAGGGGAGTTGGCAGGATATTCAGAACACTCCTATCCTAAAGTATTACGATCTCTTAAAAGTGAGATTGTAACAAGGGCTGAGAATTACTTAGCCACACATTCAGCCAAAGCTGCTACCAAAATGGTAGATATGTTAGATGAAGATGGTACGACTCCTCATGCTAATATTAGAATGGAAGCAGCAAAACAAATCCTTGATAGAATTGGCTTGACAAAGAAAGACCAACTAGATATAAACATGCAAGTTAAGCATGGAATATTTATACTACCAGCAAAAGAAGAACCAAAGGAATCAATTGTTACTCCAGTCGAAGATTAAACGAAGAGCAAGAACAGTACCATTTGGTTATAAGAAAGATGAAACAGGAGAATACCTGTTACCCATTGAATCAGAACTAGAAGCATTAGAAGAAGCAAAGAATTATTTAAAAACATGTTCATTGAGAGAAGTGGCAATATGGCTAACAAGAAAAACAGGAAGGTACATCTCATATGTCGGACTTAACAAAAGAGTTAAACGAGATTCCACCTCCAAAGCCAAAGAAGATAGTCAAGAGAAAAGCCAAACGATCAGCTAAAGAAATTTTAGCAAGAACACGTAAGAAAGTTGCAAAGGCAGAACAATCTTTACGTTCAGCCAAAGCTCATGCAGAAAATACCAAAAAGAAATTGTTAACCATTAACAAAGCTTTAGATGGTAAAGAGCAACAACTTATAACACAAGACGTAATAGATGAAGCTCCTAAAAGTATACAGGAGCATATTTCTCAGCAGAAGGTTATATTCAAACCTAATAGAGGACCCCAAACAGAATTCCTAGCTGCACCAGAAAGAGAAGTATTCTATGGAGGAGCAAGAGGTGGTGGTAAGTCATATGCAATGTTAATTGACCCACTACGATATTGTCATAAAGAAAATCATAGAGCATTATTACTCAGACGGACAATGCCAGAGTTAAGAGATTTGATTAATCATTCTCAAAGATTATACTCACGAGCATTCCCAGGAGCAAAATGGAGAGAGCAAGAAAAAGAGTGGAGATTCCCGTCAGGAGCAAAGATAGAGTTCGGGTACGCAGAGAACATGACAGACGCTTTACGTTACCAAGGGCAATCTTACACATGGATAGGAATAGACGAACTTCCACAATATCCTTCGCCAGATATATATAATTTTCTAAGATCGTCACTTAGATCAGTTGATCCTGATATACCAGTTTATATGAGAGCTACAGGTAATCCAGGTAATGTAGGATCACAATGGGTTAAAGAGATGTTTGTAGATCCTATAGATCCAAATACAGCTTTTAACGTAGAGATAACTACACCCAAAGGAATAAAATATATAACCAGAAGATTTATTCCTGCAAAGTTACAAGACAATCCGTACCTTATGCAAACAGATGATTACTATGCAATGTTATCATCTTTACCAGAAGTACAAAGAAAACAATTTTTAGATGGAAATTGGGATGCATTTTCAAATGCAGCATTTCCAGAATTTGATAGGGAGATTCATGTTGTTGAACCTTTTGAAGTACCTAAAGGCTGGCAGCGTTTTCGTGCTGCAGATTGGGGCTACTCTTCTCCTGCTTGTGTTCTTTGGTTTGCTATTGATTATGATAATAATTTATGGTTATATCGAGAATTATATACCCAAAAGATTACGGCAGATGTATTTGCACGAAAAGTCTTAGAGCTAGAACGTGGAGAATACATACGCTACGGGGTCTTAGACGCTAGTACATGGGCAAAACGAGGTGATATAGGTCCAAGCATTGCAGAAACGATGATTCAAGCAGGATGTCGCTGGAGACCTTCTGATAGAACTCCTAAAAGCAGAATTAGTGGTAAATTAGAAATCCACAAAAGATTAAAAATAGTTGACGAAAAGAAAAAAGAACCAGGTCTTAGAATATTTGCTACCTGCAGAAACTTATTAAGAACTTTTCCAACACTTCCATTAGATGATAATAATCCAGAGGATATTAATACACACGTGGAAGATCACGCATATGACGCATTAAGATATGGCTGCATGAGTAGACCAATGCATACAAGTTATGCAAATAGATTTAATAAAACTCCTAGACCACAATTTCAACCCGTAGATAGAATGTTTGGATATTAGGAGTGATCAAAAAGAAAATAAAAAAATTACCAGAAATCAATAAGAAAAATTTTCCATATGATTTAGTAATTATATATTGGGAAGATATAATTAGTAATTCCGAATGGACTTATATTTCAGAAATTAAAAAATCAAAAACTGCTATTTGTAAAAGTGTAGGTTGGTTAGTTGAAGAAAATTCAAAGACAACAGTTATTATGGCAGATTTAGGTTTTGAAGATAATCAAGAAATTAAACAGGGTGGCTCATATACCACCATACCTACTAAAAACATATTGTCAATTAAAAAAATAAAAATATAAAATAATATTATGGCTGACTTAAAGCAAAAACTTAAAAATATAAAATCTGCTTATAAACTAGAACTTAACAAAGAAAAAGTAGGTGTAGGTACTGTTGTGCCTATGACACAGGCTATTGCAGGATCTGCATTACTTATAGGCGGTGCACCTATAGCACATAAAATAGAGAAGTTTTTTAAAAAAAGAAAAGAAAAAAAAGAAACAAAACAAAAACAAAGTATGACTTCTAATAAAGCATACTCAAGTAAATTTTTTGGACATACAGATAATAAAAACAAATAGGAGAAACCCATGGCAAGAAAAAAGAAAACAAGAACAGTATCAGATGTCATTGAGGATATCAGAGAGTTACATGAAAAGGAAGAAGACTTATTAATGGAACTTGAAGATTTAACTGAAGAGTCTGATATTGAAGAAGGAGATGAATAATGGAAACTAAATTTGACCCAAATGCTAAAGTTAAAGCAGGAGATCTTGGTACAGCACCTGATGGTAAACAGCCAAATCAGGAAGCTACTAATATTGACTTTAGTAAACATGCACCTGGAAAGTATCAATCTAAAAATTACTTAGAATCTGAAGAAGGTTCTTTGTATAAAGATGGAAAATATGTTACTAAATCAGGTAAAGAGCATGTACAAGATTCTTTATTTAAATTAGCTGACCAAAAAGATTATTAATAAACAATTAAGGAGATAAAAATGCCAAAAGGATATGGATACCCAAAAGGTGATGCAATTTTAGGAAAGATTAAACAAGGTGAACTTGGTTCTGGTGATGCTAAAGCTAAAAATGGCAAACTAGAAATTAATCCTAATCAAAAAATTAAACAAGGTGATTTAGGATCAGGTGCTGATAAAGCAGCTAAGAAAAGCAAAGTTGACCCATCTATTTTTAGAATGGCTGAACAAAGAGATTACTAGTCATGGCTCTAACAGACTCAGACGGTAAAAAAAATAAAAATTACAGTAATGATAAAGCAGCTTTAAAAGCAAAAGCTAAACGTATGCTTGTTGCTGATGTATCTGCTAATGATATTAAATTAATTAATAAATTTACTAATAAGTCTTCAAAAGTAAGTGATGTTAGAGATTTAGAAGAATATGCAGGATTAGGATTAAGTAAAGGTGAATATGCTATAACTGATGCTGAAATAAAAAAAGTTATATCAGGTGAAATAAAAAAACCTACGGGGATACATAAAAAGAAAAAATAATGAATACAAAAAAATATACTAACGAGCACGGTAAATTTAACCAATTTGATAAGTACTCTAATATATTTAAAAAAGAAAAAGAAGAAAAGCCTGTATTCAAAGTTACTAATTTACCTGGACAAGAAGTTATGCCTGGAGAAAAAAAATCTTCAACACTTGATTTAGAAACAGCAAAAACAATAAGTGGTAATCCTTCTTTGACAAGAGAAGAATTAAAATCTTTTAAAGAGACTGCAAAAGATAAACAAGAAATAGAATCAAATATATAAAATGGATATACAGAACGAAAACTTAGATCCATTTGTTGGATTTATAAGAGAGAAATTCCAACAATCGGAAACAGCTAGACTCTATGATGAGAAGAGATGGCTTAAAGCTTATCGAAATTATAGAGGATTATACGGACCAGAAATGGCATTCCGTGATAATGAAAAATCTAAAGTTTTTGTTAAGATAACTAAAACAAAAGTACTTGCCGCTTTTGGACAAATTATTGAAGTATTATTTTCTAGTGGTAAATTTCCAATTGGTATAAGACCTACAACAGTTCCTGAAGGAATTGATGAATATGCACATATTACAAAAGTAGGACAACCACAACAGGTAAATGGTCAAGCTCAACCTGATGGACAAGATATGGAAAGTCCATATGGTTTTGCTGGAGATGGTGGTGAATTACCTAAAGGTGCAACTGCTGAATCTTTAATGAAAGATTTATCACAGCACTATAAAAATTTAGGTTTTGAAGAAGGACCTTCACCTGATAATAAATCAATGCCACAAATTGAACCTGCAGATATGGCAGCAGGTAAAATGCAAAAATTAATTCATGATCAATTAGAAGAAAGTGAAGCTATTACAATTCTTCGTCATGTATTTTTTGAAATGTGTTTATTAGGTACTGGTATTTTAAAAGGACCTTTTACAACTGAAAAAACACAATACTCATATGCTTCAGATGAAGAAACAGGTGCACTTGCATCTATGGAAAAATCTAAAGTAGTACCTTCAATTGAAGCAGTATCATGTTGGGATTTTTATTCAGATCCAAATGCAACTAGTATGAATGATGCTGAATATGTTATTCAAAGACATTCACTTAATAAAGAACAGTTTGCAGCATTAGCTAAAAAACCTTTATTTAAATTAGATGCAATTCGTGAATGTTTAGAAATGGGACCTAACTATCAAACAAGAGGATATGAAGCTTCTTTATATGATAGAGAAAATGTTCAAACACTTTATAAAAATAGATTTGAAGTTTTAGAATATTGGGGATTAATTTCAAAAGATATTGCAAAACAATTAGATTTAGAATTTGATGATGAGTTAGATGTTATATCTGTTAATGTATGGATATGTGGAAATAAAGTTTTAAGATGTGTAGAGAATCCATTTACACCAAAAAGAATACCTTACATGGTATGTCCATATGAATTAAATCCATATCAATTTTTTGGAGTAGGTATTCCAGAAAATATGCAAGACTCACAACAAGTTATGAATGGTCATGCAAGAATGGCAATTGATAACTTAGCCCTATCAGGTAATTTAATATTTGATGTAGATGAAACTTTATTAGTACCAGGTCAAGATATGAAAGTATTTCCTGGAAAAATATTTAGAAGACAAAGTGGTCAGCCAGGAGCAGCAATTCATGGTGTTAAGTTTCCAAATACATCACAAGAGAATTTGATGATGTTTGATCGGTTTAGACAATTAGCCGATGAAGCAACAGGTATTCCTTCGTATTCACATGGTACAACAGGAGTACAATCAACTACTAGAACAGCAGCGGGTATGTCTATGCTCATGGGTGCTGCAGCTCTAAGTATTAAAACAGTTATCAAAAATATTGATGACTATTTATTAAAGCCCCTAGGACAATCTTTATTTCATTGGAATATGCAATTTAATATTGATAGACCAGATATAAAAGGTGATCTAGATATTAAAGCACAGGGAACATCTTCTCTAATGCAAAAAGAAGTTAGATCACAAAGACTAATGACATTTATGCAGACAGCTTCGAACCCATCGTTAGCACCGTTTGTTAAATGGCACACATGTTTAAAAGAAGTTGCTAAATCTTTAGATATTGATCCAGATCAATTAATCAATGATCCAGAGAAAGCAGCAATATACGCACACATAATGGGGATGGCAAATGGAAATCAACAAAATACAGGCAATAGTGGACAACAAAGCCCAATGGCAAATATGGGAGGAGCACCTGCAGGAGCTTCGCCAACAGATCCAACAGGAGCTGGAGGTGGCAACATCGGTACAGGTAATGCACCAATGCCAGGGGAAGCTGGCTTTAGTTCGAAAGCTACTCAGCCTACCACAGGCAATAAAACGCAGTAAGGAATAATATGGCAACTTGGAATGTAGATAGAAAAAAGGGTGGTACTTATTCATTTAAGATAGATGCTCAAGGAAATTATGGATTACAAAAAGATGGATTTGAAGGTGTTAAAACTTTAAATCTTCCAGAATTAAAAAAAGAAGATACTAAAACTACTACTACAATTCAAGATACTAAAAAAATAAGTGATCAAACTCAAAAAGCATTTGGGGATGTTCAACCATTTTACTATCAAGGTGGTGGTAGAGATGCAAGTCAATACACTACAGAATATG